ACGTCATCTGACTTACTATTTTCTAAACGTATCTTTTCTTGTAAGGCGAGTTTAGGTTGTAGTAGGTCAGCAATATAACTAACTACAGTATTGTCATCATACTTTTTACTACTTAAGAACTCAGCACTCTGCTTGTATTCTTCAAGGCGGTCACTGGCCAACCCTAAAGCCTGCTCGGCAGAAATAATAAGTTCAGTATCAAATACTTTAGTATGTGGCATTTTAAAAGCAGGTTGAGTTTTATCAGCTAACGCCATAGACAAAGTATTATTACAAACCACACGGACAGGCGTAAACCTAATCTCGTTAGACTTACCCCACTCATGGGACACGGACACTAGTAAGTAGCCCTCAATGCGGTCATCACCTGCTAAGGTAAAGCCGTCATTAATTTCAGCTAACCCCCATATCTGCCTACCACCACGTAAAGAACCAGCGGTGTGCATATTCATATCACCAGCGTCTGTAAACTTTTTAAAGAATGTAAAAGCCTCAGCGTTCTGAGTGGGTATGAACCTTTTACCACAAGGTCCTAAGATACTATTATCACTGTCACGTACTAGCATGTAGTGATCGTCAGACATAATAAGGTCGTCAGCTTGTTCACTGTCTGCATTATTATATGTGAATATATTACGCTTACTCACTGACCAATCAAGGTTAGCTTGTTTAAGCATTTCTTCTGGGGTAAGGTCGCTACCGACCTGTACACCTAGCCCATGCCAAGGTACTTCCCCAGCGTAAGCCATAGTCTCAATATTATGAGCCATAATTTTCTCCTATAAATGCCTAGCAACTATTTACTAGGTACTTATAGTTTACTTAGATTTACTAGTGATTAAAGGATGATCTAACTATTCTTAAACTTTTTAACCATCTCTCTTTTTTGTCTAGGGAGGTAGTCTTCCCAACACCTAATAACTATCAGTTTCTTTTCGACTTCTGAATAGCTATTCCATTCCCTAATCTCTGTGGCAGTCCTACCACATCCTTTACAGGTACGAGTGCCCCACTGAGTGACAGTACAAATACCAATGCAAGGGGAGTCATGAAGAGAAGTAGTTTCATGCAATAACTTTTGTGTCATTCTTACTCCTTATGAGACGAATATCATGGCTTGACAGCCAATCTCTCATGAGTCTATTACGTTCTATTGTACTAAGAGTAGTATCATTTAGTAAAGTATTATATTTTTGAGTATATCTTCTATATCCTTCGTAATAATCTCCTTTACCTATTTCGTTGAACCGTACTATTTGCCAAACTCTTTGTTTGGTGAGTCCGTATTTAGTTCCTATTTCTTCAAGTGTGTACTCAGAGTTAAGACACAACATAAAAATTTCAAAATATTTTTTTCTTAATCTATCTTTATTACTTTTCATTAAAGTACTCCTTGTAGTCAGTAATAGCTTCACCCCAACTGACACCTACCTCAGCGTCAACTTTATTAGGGACAACTAACGGCACACACTCTGCCATAATTTCTATAATTTTTTCACAGGTTTCTTTTGAGTCAACTGATATATCAAGCTCATCATGCACTTGAGTATGAGCTAGAATACCCTCTTTATAGAGTTCAATCATTGCTTTCTTAGTCATGTCTGCTGCTGAGCCTTGTATTAATCTATTCATAGCTTTATAGGTATAGGCTCTTTTAATATGTGTACCCCATTTTTCTTCAGCTTCTTCACGCGGTAAAGGTAACTGACCAAACTCACCTGAAGGCTCAAACAAATTAAACCGACACTTACGTCCTAACACCGTAGTAATAAACCCACGGTTAGCTCCTAACCTAGCACATTGATCTCGTAAGCCTTTTATAAAAGGTACGCGGTTATGGTAAGTGTCGAATAGTATTTCTGCTTCGTCTGGTGATATGTCTAATTGGCGTATGAGTTTATCTTTACCCATACCGTAGCTCAATCCTAAATTAATTATCTTAGCTTCTTTACGACTTATATTAGCCATATCCGCCACAACCTGATGAAAGTCTGCATCTTTATTTCTATACGCATCAGCAGCGTCTGCAGCACCTTCCTGCTCAGTTTTATATGCGTAGTGTACGGTAAGTCTAGGCTCTTGTTGAGAGTAGTCAAAAGCACCCCAGTGCATACCTTGCTCTGGTACAAAAATACTTCTTATTAGAGGTCCTATGTAATCGTTACGTGCTGGTACTTGTTGAAGGTTAGGGTTACTACTACTAAATCTACCAGTAACCGTACCACCACCGTCAGAACGCAAAGGATGTAGTTCCCCATGTATTCTACCTTTAACATTATGCTCTAGAATCATTTTATCTATAAACGTAGTTCTAGCTTTATTAAGTTGCCTAGCTCTAGCAATATCTTTAGCTAACTTATGGTCATGCCCTTCTAACCAATTAGAAGTAAAACTAGGTGCGTTAGTTTTCTCTGTCCTAGGATAACTAAGCCCAGCTCTATCAAACACAGTAGCTACAGAAGCAGCAGCCCACAGGTCGGGAGTTATACCGTATTCGCTGTGTATGCCTTTGAGTATTTTTTCTTCTTCGATTAAAAGTTTTTTACCTATCTGCTCAGCTTTATTTAAATCCACAGGTACGCCCTGCCAACGCATGTCTAAAAGTATAGGTATTAAAGAAGTTTCTAGTTTGTATATCTTTTCTACGTTTTCGTCTTTTAGTAATTGCTTTAACACTTTCCACAACTTTAACGTGAGTGCCGCATCTTGCTCTGCGTAAGGTCCTACATACTTAGCAGGTAGCTTATACATCTCACTTTTAGGATTAAGTCCGTAAGCCTTTGCTGCTTCTTCAAGTAGTGTTTCTTCTTTTATTTCACCTACGTATCTACTGCCTAATTTGTTTAATGAATAACCGTATTGATTTTCATTAATAAGCGGAGCAGCAAACATTGTGTCGTGTATAGTGCCCTTTACCTCCACACCTAAACGTCTAAGCCAACCTAAATCATACAGACTGTTATGAAATATCTTATCGTTATTATACGACATCTGTTTATTCATCCAGTTTATAATGATACGTTTATCTAAATTACCACCGCCAACATGCTGTATAGGTAAATAGATTGCGAAGTCTTCAGTAGCTATAGCTATGCCTGTTACGTAACCAGTGTTAGCAAAAGCCCACGACGGTCCATGAGACATGAGCAACGGATCGTAAGTTTCTAAATCTATAGCTACTTCTTTATACTTAGATAAATCAGGTAGACTGCTTGGTGGAACCCAGTCAGTCTGTGGAACAAACATACTACTCTGCATTAAGTTTAAACTCTTCTACCAAACGTTTAGCGTACTCTTCTACTAATAATAAATAACAACGTAAGTCTTGTATGTCGTCAAGAATACCAGTATCACTAGGGTCATCAATAATAGTGCCAAAGATATCATAGTGATTACCCTTACACTGATTCTCTATCCTATCCCACTTACGAGCCAGCATCATAAAAGCACCTACGCCACCTCTACTACGCCAACTGTCGCCGTAACTTTTCTCGGCATGACGTAACTGAGCTACGTCAAGCTGAGTAAACTTTTCTATCTTATCAAAATCTGCAGGCATATAATCTCCTTAGTCCAATCTATTAGGACAAATATTTTGTTTGCCGTAATAACACCACTTACATTTAAAGGCACTCGGTTTAGCAGGAAACTCAGTAGCTGTAGTCATATCAACAGCCCTAGCGTTTAACCGCTCACGTTTACCGTTAACAGTTTCTTTATCGTACTCGTAACGGTCTAACTTACCATGGTCAAGGTACCACAGTTCTGTAGTGATAGTTTCTAACTCTGGTAGCCTTTCAAACACCACACTAGCGTAAAGCTCACACTGCTCTCTATGCCCTTCTTGGTTACCGTCATACCTACCAGTTTTAAAGTCAATGACTCTAGCGTTAGTTTCACCCTCAATATGGACAAACGCATCTACTTTAGCTCTGCCCCATGTATCGGTATCAAACCAACCTGTAGGTTTCCACTCATTGTCAAAAGCCCAATCACCCTCACAAAGTACATGACCTTTTAGGTGTAGGTCTTTTAACAAATTAAAAGCTTCTTCAAACTCAGCTATTTGTTTAGGTATCTCGTCATGATGCCCACGGATATACTCCTCGCACATTTTATGGATATCTTTACCTCTGTCCATAGCTGCATTTCCAGGCTCTTTAATACGTTGAATAAACGCATATTCTGCTTTCTTAGGGCAGTCCTCAAACATTTTTAGTCTACTATAAGACCACTGTGGTATGTTGCTCATTTGCTTTCCTTATTTTGTATTGCTCTATTAAGCCAATCAAAACCAGCGGTACACCAATCGGTAGCAGCACACCCCTGAACCTCAATCAACGCCTCTTCATAATCACCTTTTTTATAAAAGTACCATGCGTCTTGTAGAGAGCATGCTACTTCATTAAAGAAAGGATCATTGAAACTTATTTGTTCTAATGGTTGTCTTTGTAAAAAAGTTAATAAATCACCATCCCAACTTACAGGGTTGGTACTGATAAGTGGGTATACATTTATAGCTTTATTTTCATAAGGATTTATTTCATGTTTTCTTAA